GCAGTTCAAAACAATCTTTTTCTTTTGAGCTGCTATATCAAGCTCTTTGATATGGATATTGTATTCTCTGTCAGTAAGAACTTTGTCAGTATGGTCTTGTTCTTCTGCTTGTTTATCTAATTCTTGTCACTTTAGCAGTAGTTCTTTCTCTTTATCATCTAATTCTTGCTGTTTCTCTTCTTGTTTTTTGCTCAAAATAGCAATCTGCTCTAGTTTGTTATCTATATCTTGTTGTCTATTTGCTACATCTAGTTTGTTTTGATCTGTTTTAATGTATAATTCTTGTACCTCAGTTTTTTCTTGTGCAGTTTGTTTAGCTGTAAGTTCCATTTCTTGTTTTAATTGTATAGCTTTTTGATTTTCAAATTTAATTTGGTCAAGTATTGCTTGATTTTCTTGTTTTTCTAGTTCTATCTTTGCTAATTCTTGTTGTCATTTCAATAAATCAGCCATTTCCTTGTCTAATTGAGCAAATCAATCGTCTAATGATTTTTGTCTATGGTCTAAACTAGCATTAAGATCTTTATATTGCTCTACTTTTTCAAAAGATTCCTTGATATAGTTTGACTCTGACTGCTTTAGTTCTTTTTCTCTTTGTTCTAGTGATTGTAAAGTAGCATTTTTATGGTTTTCAAACTCTTGTTTTTCTATTTCTATAAACTCTTTGAGCAATTTTTCTTTGTCAGTCAAACTAGCAATATATTTCTCTTTTTCTGCTATAGTTTCTATAGTAGAATTAAGAACCGCAGTATTACTTGCTATATCCGATTCTAACTGTTTTTTCTTTTTTTCTAATGCTTCTACTTCTTTTTGAGTAGTCATAGGGATTGTTTATTGATAAATCTCTATTTTCATATTTGCTGTACTACCTGATGCGTTAGTAACATAGAGATTTGATACTCTTACTCTATCAAACATCATAGGTGATTGACTAGATGTCATAACAATAGGTCAATAAGTAGCATCATTAAATCTTAGAGTTACTGTTTGGTCTGTAGATATTCTTACAGCAGTAGCTTGATTTATACTCTTCCATAGAGTAGGTTCATTTGCTCTAATATCTCTATTTGTTTGACCTGTAGCTACTGTAAAACTACCAGCCTCGTAATATCACTCCTCTGTATATGTAAATGCCATAATTATTGATTAAGAATAAAACCATTATCTACTGCTTTTTTGAGCAATGTTTCTCTTTTTTTGATAAGATGTTCACCAGCTACACCTTTATCTTTAAGGAAAGCATGCAATTCCTCATCAGTTGGCTCATTTGCTGCTAATTTAGGTTCTACTTCAGATTCTACCTCAGATTCTACCTCTACTGGTGGGACTGCATAATCGTGGTCTCTTTTTTCAAAATATACTCTATCTTTGAAAATATACTTATCATCAAATCACTCTACAGATTCTTTATACATTTGCTTTTTGTTACCCTCTTTTGTGATAACTGTTACTAATGTTTCTACCATAATACATAATAAATAGATAAATCTATATAGAGGGGTGAGTTTCCCCACCCATCCTATAGATTAGGCAACTGTACAACCTGAGTTAGTCAAGATGTTCCATTTAGCATCTTGATAAAACAAATATACAAAGTCGCCTGCATCATTGAATGTTATAGTTGTACCACCTTGCAAGTTTGTAACAGTCAATGTACCATCACCTCAATCAGTTTTCATTCTTATGAATTTGAACTGTCCTTCTGTACCTGCCGCTAATGTCAAAGCATTTGCACCAGTAGTTACAAGAAGTGTTGAGAATGTTGTTAGATTAACTGCACCTGCACCAGTCAAAGTCTGTGGAGTCCCTGACATTACAAGTGTACCTCATAATGTAGTAGCTCCAGAAGCATTAACTGTAGTCGTATTGATGGGTCAAGTTATATTACCTGAACTATCAATAACCGTACCCCCATTAACAATCAAGGCGTTCTCACCGAGATCAAAGTCGGTTACATTTACTAATACCATGTTTGTTTAAGAAGAGTAAAACTAGAATGCAGATGATGCAATTTTCATATCAACCATTTGTTTTGCGTTATCTTGGAATGTCTTGAATCCATACAATACACCGTTCAATACATTTTTACCAAGTCTCTTTGGTTCGTCTTTAATATCAACACTTGGAGTTCTTTGCATTACAACAACTGGATTTCCTCTTACACACAAAAGGTTGTGTTGGATTTGGTAACCAGCAGTCCATACATCACTTGTAGCAGTTAATGAAGCAGTAACTGTGATAACTCCAGCTCCTTTTTGAGTAACTGTCAAAGTATCAGCAGTATTGTTATTAACAGCTGTAATAGTGTTTTGGAATGTAAGCAAGTTGTTTCCAGTCAACGCTACACCAGTAGATGTAGTTGTACCAGGAGTATTGATAAGAGTAGCCAATGATGCTCTTGTTGTATCTACGTTACCACCAATCAATACATTTCCAGGAGTTGCACCAATAGATGATACAAATGTAAATGTTTGACCAGCAATAGTGATTGTGTCACCATCTGTTGGGTTTGTAGCCAATCCAAGTACAGCAGTACCAGTCAAGTTGTTAGATACATAGAAATCTACACCAAGATAGTGTCCGATAAATCCATTTTCTCCAACCTTGTCACCGAGTGCTGTATATTTAGATTCTACATATTGCATCAATATATCTTCAAATTCTGGAGATATAGCAGCTACAAGATCAGTAGATTGTACATTTTGTCTTTTGAGTTTTCTTTTAGCAGCACCAAGAACCTTGACTACATTTGATACATTCAAAGTAAGTCCTTGTCCAGCTGTACCACCAATCAAAGCAGCATCTACTATAGATGTAGCATTAAGAGCTTCACCAAGTACATCTGCATCTACCTGATTAGACAAGAATTCTGCATTATCTTTACCGTAGTTTGCAGCAATGTCGTAGCTATCCTGGATTTGGTCGAAGTCATCAACGTAGAATCCGTTAGCGTATTGTGCATTTACAGTAAGAGTTTCAGCAGTATCAGTCTTATCAACGATAGTGATGTCAGTACCTCTTACGTAAATTTGTGGTGGGTTTGTTGATCTGTATGTTCTTGTAAGAACTTGTCCAGATTTCATCTGTGCATTAAAGGACATATCAGCAATTTTCATTGCTACATTGACCTTATAAAACACGATTTCTTGTTCTTTCGCCCGTATGGTCGCAAACGAGGCGGAAAAATTATTTGCCATGAGTATAAAAGAAGAAGCTAAATAGATTTAGCAGCCTCCCATTTGTTAGTTTTTCATAAATTAGCTTTTTTCCAAGCAGCGTATTCCTCAGGAGTAGCTTTGGAAATGTCTATAGGCTCAGAATCTCCTTTAGACATACTTCCTTTCACATCCCTTGTCTGCTTTGCTTTAGCTAGTTTATCACTAGATGAGAAGCCGTATTTCACCGCTATATCTTCCCAAGCATCTTGGCTTCACTTTCAGAGAGCAGCCAAAGCATCCTTGAATTGATACATCGATGGGTTGCTGTCTAAAAACTTCTCAAAAGCCTGCTCGTGACGTTGTTCCGAAAGTTTTGCATCTAACTCCCCTTGAGTTAGGTAGCCTTTTTCTTTCGTCCATTTTTGTAAATAGGCATCAGCTGCGGCTTCTTCGTCAGTTTGTTCGACAACTTGTTTTGGCGTTGTCAACTCTTTCTTCATCGCTGCAAGCTCTTGTGTTTTACGGGTATAATCCGCTGTTCTAAGATAACCTGCTTTGAGTTCGTCAAGTGTCAACATTTCGCCGTTTACTTCGATTGTTGATGGTTGTTCTCACTCAATAGCAGTCCCTGTTTCAGGGTTTGCTGTTTCTTGTGTTGTAGAATCCATATAAGTAAGTAATAAGTAAAACCAGTTTATTTTTCATCGTCTGGAAGCGATGGGATTGGCTGTAACAAATTCTCTAAGAAGTCTAAGAATCTAATTGCTAGATTTACTTCGGCTTGCACAGGTCAAATGTCAGCTCAATCTTTTTTGGTGGTACGCAGTCTTTGTATACCAGCTTCTACCTCTCTTGCCCAATAATTTCTTATTTCTAAGAATCATTGTGTTTGAGAGATAGCATCTATAGCGGATTTTTGCTTCATGAAGTAATCTCGTGCTGCGTTTTTGTCTTCAATATACGCATTATTTGATTTTCGTTCGGCAACGTGATCCAATACATGCATTATGGTGTATTACTTGCTAAAGATCATCCTGCGACTTGTTGTGTCAAATCAGCAGCATTATTAGTAGGCGTTTGTACTGCCTGCTTTCCAGTAGGTATATTTTGTCAAGGCGATTGCAATACATTTTGTGGTTGATTATTTATGAATCTTTGTGGGTCTGCATCCTCAAACTGTTCATATACATCAGTAAGCAAGTTTTGGAGATTGACAGGCACACCAGCTTTTGCTCATTCTAAACCTAGATTTCGTTTAGCTAATGCATCATCTCTCCTATTTTCTATGGTATCGTATGAACTAGAACCAGGCTCTACAGATATGTTGTATCTTTCAAGTGCATTTCTAAAAGCCTCCTTGTTTACTTCCCAAAACTCATCAGTTCAATCTTTTTCAAACACTATATTCCCATCCATATTATCAAGTGTAGCCATCAATAACATATATCAGAGTTTTGCTACCCCAGCTTCCCAACGCTTTCTTACATCATCTATAACAACATTACTCTCATAAAATTTTATTCTTGCTCCTGTTGCTGTATTAGTAAGAGCCTGTTGGTTATCAGGATTACTTGTATCTACTGTGAACGTAACAGCTTGTATTTGTCTTTCAAAGTCATTTCCCTCATTAAAGTAGTCGGGGCTTATATTTCTTCGTGGTAGTTCCCACATATTATTATCTACTTGTTCTTTTGTTTTAGAGGTAGGGATTATGCCGCCTGGCTTACTTACCATATCTCTAGGATTGACACCACTGTTCGGATTCCAAAACCATTGTCTATTAAGAGATGCATTGATAAACTCACTAGCTGAGTTTTTTTTGAAGTTAAGCTCTCTTTGTAGCCCCATCATAGGCTCAACAAAACCTCGTGATAGATTTGTTTCTGTGTCTTCAAAACATCTTATCAATTCTACCGACTTTTGTGGGATTTCTTCTGCACATATGACCACACATCTATTGACTACTGTTATTCTATATAATTTTTCATCTTCGCTTGATTTTTCATTTCAATCTACATCAGGCATAGTATACAATCACTCCCATGTCATAACTTTGAGCGAGTTCTTATCGACAGCAGTTTCAGCATCAGGGTACATAATACCTGTGACATTAAATATCTTTTGTCTGTAGTTATCTATGTCGTTTGGCTGGTATTCTACACCACACATTGCTTCTATTTTATCTAAGTTTATGTAGTTTTTACTTCTCTTGAGGTCAGCTAATCTTACTCATTCTTGTCGTTTGATATATCAAGGCATATCTTCCCATCTTCCATAGCGTGGGTCAAAATACATATCAGAGAAACTTTTGATATTTATTGTTGGATGTTCACCATAAACATATTCTTTGATTTCTTTTGATTTTACTTTAGTAACCATACCATTTTCGTCTGTGACATCTTCTGTTTTATCGACTACAGTTCTTCCTATATTATAGATATACGCTACTTCTGCGTATGAGTTACCATAAATTATCATATTTTTAGCCCATAATCTCAAAGGTTCAATAAGATTGTGCTTTTTGAAAATAGAGGTCAAGTAATCTCTCATCGCAGCAGCATAAGTAGAGAGTTTGTTATATTCTTCTGCTCTCTGTTGTTCATCAAGCAACATGTTACCTTGTACTGTATCTACCTTGACACTTACTAGCCATTTTGGGTCACGAGCAACTATTCTAGGCGTTATTTTGTTGACTATTTCATGTGCTTTATTTACTTTGAATGTACTTTGTCGTGCAGCTCTTCTTCTTTCTACAAAAGTACCATATTCTCTATATATTTCAAGCATTCTAGTTCTCCAATCCTGTGTTAGTTGGACATAGTTATCGTAATTTCTTGATACATACAACGCCATATCATTTTGTTGTTGCATTGTTGGTTTTAGGCTAGCCATGAAGTCTGCTCATTATTTACTAAAAATGGAGTTCAGTTACTATCATATTCTATTTTTATATGGTCTGTAGAATATGCTACTGTATTTGGCTGGATAGTATACAAATCATACAACATTTGCTCTGCATCTATAATATCATCATGTTTACCTCTAGGGAATTTTTTAAGTTGTACCTCTAATTCTGACATATCCCTTGTGTGGTATATATGTCATTCTCTATATAATGCAACTAATTTTCTTATTTTAGTATTTTTGTCACCTTTTTGTGTCAATTCTTCTATGTTTGCACTCAAACCTTTTTGTTCAAGTCTTGCTCTTAGATTAAACGCTATAATTGTTTGTGCTTGAAACGCTTCTATTCCAACTTTTTCAGGATTTCGTTTTTGAATATGATACATAAGTTTATTGATAAGCTCACCAGCATCATATCTACCAACCGTATATTCTAAGATATACATATCCATCCCATCAAATCATGCTGTCATTACACACGAGTAATCATTATCTTCTCATTTCTTAAATGCTGGGTCACAACTTGTAAATATCCTTAGTCATCTAGGCTTTTGTTCGTAGTATCTAAACCATTCCTCGTGAAATTCTTGTGCTTCTCTACTAAATGGGTCTTGTTGGAATTGTGTAGAAAAAGTAGTGGCATTTTCTCTTTGGATTGCCTGCAAGAACTGTAAAGGAAACCTTTTTTCAAAAAAACTCTCTCCTTTTTTTCTATACTCGTCATCTTCTACAGCTATAGATGGAACAATTATTTTAGTTCGTTTGTCACCTGTGCCATTTCTTTCTGCTTCCATAAGATGTCAACAAAGGTCATCATCATGTAATCTTTGCATAATTATGATGATAGAACCTGTGTGCTTATCATTAAGTCTAGTTTTTAGTGTATCGTGGTAGTTATTATTTACTTTTGTTCTCACAAGATCAGAGTTTGCTTCTTCTGGATTTATTGGGTCATCAATAATAAGCGTATCACAACCTATACCTGTTATTGTACCACTAGAACCTGCTGCATAGTATTGTCAGCCAACTACATTCTCCCAGTGTTGCTTTGTGTTTTGGTCTTCTTTAAGCAATGGATTTCTAGGGAAAATGATATTATTTGTTTGTGATATATACATATTTCTAGCTTCTCAGCTATTTTTTTCTGCTAGTCCTGCAGCATATGATGTTACTATAAACTTGTGATATGGATCATTTCCAAGTACCCAATTCGTATATGCTTTAGATACTATCTCTGTTTTAAGACTTCTTGGTGGTACATTGATAATAAGTCTTGATATTTCTTTCCTATATACTCTCTCCAATGTATCGCACATAAGTTTGATATGTCGGTTTTCATCTAATGGCATCTTTTTTTCTTTAAGCCAGTATAATTTTAGATATTCGTAAAAATTATTCCTCTGCAACTGGTATCTTGCTTCGTAGGTTCTTATTGCTATTTCTTGCTGGATTGCTTGTTCTTCTGTCATGCAAATAGTTTTGTAAATCAGTTAGTAGCATAGTATAACTCTACCTGTTTTTTGGTAAACTTCCTACCACTAGGCGATACGTATTTGTTTGGGGCTACTTTTTTGAATGGCATGTGTATAGTATAAATAAATTATTTACTCTTGAAATGCTAATCATGCCAAAAAACATATTACAAATATAGTCAAAAATAAGTAAGAATATGGTAGTATTACTTGCGTAATAAAGATGTAAATATTCAAGACAATTTCCCTCATTGTTGTAAAGCTTTACCAATTAAATCTGCTGCTTGTCATGCTTTCATAAGTATATTTGGATTTGTGCTTAATTCTGCTGCTTTTTTACCCAACAATATACCTCATAATACTTTAGCTCATCATCATATTAAATTTCATTGCTTAAAATCTTCATATCATGCAAGAGTACCTATTCCTCATCATAATGTACTTCATGCTAATTGTCTGCCCAATATCTTTCTTACTTCTTCATTTTGTAATATTTTTTGTACCGTTTTTTCTTTCCCATATTGTTGATACAATTTGCTAATCACTCATGCTCATCATCAATTATTTTCAATATGTTTATCTAGTGCAGTTTTTAATCCGTTTTCTATTACTTTGGTTATTTTTGCATTTCATTTTACATCTTGTAATCATTTAGCTACGAGACTATCTGAAAGTGTATTGTTGAGATTTTTTATTTGAGTAACTATTTCTTTAGGAGTTATTGTACCATCTGGTATCATATCATCTACTATAGACGATACTTTATTTATAAGATTTTTAGTAGAACTTGCAGTTTGGTTAAGTTTATCATATCACAATTTTTGTATTATATCCTGTTTAAGAGATCATTTTATATTTGATCATACAATATTTCCAGCTTCATCAGCAGTATTATTTATAGTTTCTCGAGTATTCCCTAGTTTATCTTTTATTTGAACCAATCATTTTTTTATATTTGGTGATAAATTTTGTTCCATTACTGCTCATCAAGCAGTCTGTCAATATTTAGCAAGTTCTTTTTTCGTAGAAGTATTAGCTTGGCTAAAAGCTGAATCATAAAATCAAGCTTTTGCTTTAGATGTTAATCATCATAATCACCCAAATAATGCTCCTATACCAGCTCCAGCAGCAGTCTGTCATAAAGATGCAGGTTTTCAAGTATCTGCTATATTTTGTAGTTGTGTAGATGCGGCTCATTGTAATCATCATATTGCAAATTTTCCAGCAATACTAGCACCATTTCATAATCAATCTGTAGCTGCTATGGTTGGTAATTGTTTACCTACAAATTCAGATCATTTATAAACTGGATTGCTTGTAATATCTTGTCATAAAGCAGATGTTGCTAATTGTTGTGATATTCATCTTTGATTTGTATTATCTTGCACATTTGTTCAAAAAACTTTATTAAGTCAAGCATTTAGTTCGTGACTACCATAATCAGCAAGTCTACCAACAGTATTTTCTCCAACTTGTGCTATTCAAGATAATACTCCAACTGATGGAGCAATAAACCTTTTTGCATCTTCTTTTAATCACTCAAAAAATCATTGAGGCTTTTTTTTAGTTACTGGAGCAGTAGTACTTTTAGCTATAGCTGCCAAATCAACTTTTGGAGTACCTACTGTTTTTGCGGCTATAGCTGATAAATCTAAAGGCATATCTAATCAATTATTATCTAAATTGTGCTTGATTGGCCGCTATATAATCTTTTATTTCTTTATCAGTTGCTCCTTGTTTTTTAGCTTCTGTTGTAAAGTTATTGATTTTTACTGGATCATATTGAACAGGTTTATTTGTTGA